ACTTCAACATATCAACAGTTGATGCTGCTGGATTTGACCAGTTGCTAACATCAAGAAAAGGACTAATAACATCAATTATTAACAATGCTATGAATACTCAAGGCAAGATGGGGGTTGTATAATGTCAGGACAATTTCCAACAGACCCAAACTTTAGGTCATTATCTTTCACAGATAATAGACCTATACTTTTAAACCAAACCTTATCAGGCAAAAAATCAGCAAGACAAATTGGTGCACAATACTTTTCTTTTACAGTGCAAATGCCACCAGTTGACCAGTTAAAAGCACAAGAAATATTTGCTTTTTTATTTAAACAAAAAGGTGGCTTTGAAAACTTTACTATTGCAGCACCTTTAAATAACAAAGGTGTAAGCCATAGTGAAACTGATATCCTTGTAAATGGTGCAACATCAGCAGGTGCAAGTGCTGTACCTATGGATGGTTTTTCACACACTAATCATGCATTAAGAGCAGGTGACTTAATTAAGTTTGCAGGTCATTCAAAAGTTTATATGGTTCAAGATGAAGTAACTGCATCAGGTGGTAGTGCTACTGTAAACATACAACCCAACTTAGTTGCTGCTGTTGCTAATAATGAAGCTGTTACAACTAACAAACCGCTTTTTAATGTTTATCTTGCAAATGATGAAATTAGATACACCACAGACATAAGTGGTTTCTACAACATTTCTTTTGATGTAAGAGAGGTCATTGAGTAATGCCAAGAAGTTTATCAACAGCATTACAAACTCAAGTTTCTGCTCAACAAACTAAAACAGCTTTTCTTGTAGAATTAAATCTATCTACTGTTATAAGGCTTACTGATTTTTATAGAGATATTACTTATGATTCTAATTCTTATGAAGCTGGTGGTTCTTTTTTAGCAGTTGATACAACAACTGAAACAGGTCAACTACAAGTCAATGACATAAACCTATCTTTTTCTAATGTTACTAACCAAGTAAGACAGCTTGTAAGAACTGGTGCCTTTACTGATAAGGTGGTAAATGTGTATGTAGCTTACTTTGACGAAAACGAAACATTGGTAGGTGCAATTAATTACTTTACTGGTCAAATAAAAAACGTAAATATTACAGAAAACATAGATAGCAGTGTTTTAAATATGAGTGTTGCTTCACATTGGGCAAATTGGAACTTAACAAAAGGCAGACATTATTCAGATGAATCACAACAATCAGTTTACTCAGGTGATAGAGGTTTAGAATATGCCACACAAACTAAATCAGATGTAAGGTGGGGTAGCTAATGGGTGCATTTTTTTCAGCTATTGGTGCAGCAATAACTAAATTTTTAGGTTCTGCTGTTTTTAAGGCAATACAGTTTGCTACTTTTGCAGTTGGTGTAAAAGGATTTTTACAAGCAAGGCAAATGTTAGCTAAAGGTCAAGACATCATGGCTAACAAAACTGCTGCTGGTGGCAAGATACCAGTCATATATGGAACAAGAAGAGTGGGTGCACAAATTGTTTATATGGACACAGCACAAAACAGGTCAAAAGATTTGTTTGTTGTTTATGCATTAGCTGTTGGTGAATGTGAAGAGATACTAGGTAGAACTATAGAGATAGATGGTAATAGTATTCTTGATGGCAAGATATACAAAGGCGGTGGATATGTTGGCTCAGACAAGATATCTTCAGGTGCTGGTTCTTTAAATACTGCATCTCAAGTTGGTGATAATCAATATTCTAGTGCTGGTAATTTAGGAACTAATCCAGCTCTCAGATATTCTTTTGTATTTAACTTGCATCATGGTGCAACCAGTCAAACAGCAGACCCTATGCTTAGAGCATCTATACCCTCTCAATGGTCAACTAACCACAAATTAAATGGTATCTGCTACATAGCAGCATCCTTTGACTATGATAAGAAGGGAATGTATCAAGGCGTGCCACAAATAACAGTGCAGGTAAAAGGCAAAAAGGTTTATGACCCAAGAACTACTAATACTGCATGGTCTAGTAATGCAGCTTTATGCTTTTTAGATTACATACAAAATGATGAATATGGTAAAGGATTAGCTACAGCAGATATAAACATGACTACATTTGAAACTGCTGCTGATAAATGTGATGTATTACAAAATCAACCTTTTTATGGCAGTAGTTATCAGAACGTGACTTGGAGTGGAACTTCAGGCACTAATAGAATAAGAATTAATACCTATGGCGATGCTTTTCAAAATAAAATAGATGAAGTAATAAGCATTAAAGATTCGGGTGGAACAGTTATAGTTGATTCTAAAAACATTGATTCATGGCGAACAGATGAATTTTTTGATGAAACAAGAATAAATGAAATTATTATAGATGATGATATTGGTGGTGATTATGATGATGAAACAGGCTCTATATTTACTCAAGTTAAAAGATTTCATTGCAATGGCTATGTAGATACTAATAAGAACGTCATGGATAACGCTAAAGAGCTTCTTGCAAATATGAGGGGTATCTTTACTTATATAAATGGCAAGTATGAGTTACAAATAGAAGACACAGGCACATCCACATTTAGCATCACAGATGATCACATTATAGCTGATTCAGGCATATCTATTGATTATGGTAGTAAAGACAAAAAGGCAAACAAGGTCATTGTTGAATTTTTTAATGCTAATTTAAAATATGAATTAGATACAGTCACAGAATTGCATGATGCATCCCCTAATTATTACTCAGATGATGGTGAGATATTAGAGATAAAAGCAGAGTTTCCATATATCACAGACCCTTATATTGCATCAAATATGGCAAAAGCTATCTTGCAAAGAAGTAGGAAGCAAACATCAATACAATTCTTAGGAACACCTGAGATGTATAAACTAAATATAGGTGATATTGTTGATATCACTTATGCAGGTTTAGACTTATCCACAGCTAATTCAAACAATGTATTTAGAATTGAAGCATTAGAACTACAGCCAAATGGTCTTGTATCAGTTAGTGCAATAGAATATTTTGATATTTATTCTTGGGAAGTACCAACCACAGAAACAACAGCAGACCCAGTAAACCTACCAACAGCAGGTGCACTACAAGAGCCACAAAACGTAAGTTTTACAGACACAGATGCATCGGCTATAGGCAGACCCATATTATCTTGGGATAATCCAACAACCTATCCAGCTAAAGAATTTAGAGTAGATATAACTGATAGCTCAAGCAATCAAGTAATGAGCAAGATAGTTGATACTAATACAGTTGATTTAGCCTTTATACCCAAAGGTACTAATTATAATTATGCTATTACCTCTATTAACGGTTTAGGTGTTGAGTCTAATGCAACAACAAGCACTTTCACCATTGCAGACGACCCAGTTAAAACTACTGAGGTTGAAATGAATGGGGTTACTATGTCTGATGTTGAGACTTATGGAACTGTTTCAGGCAAAACAGGTAACTATGTAAATTTTACAAACAAAGTTAATTTTACTAATGAGGTTGAGTTTCAGGATGGTTTTATTGTAGATTCTGGTAGTACACGATTTGAAAATCCAGTAACTTTTGTTGATGGTTTTATTGGTCAGGGTATTTTTGATATTGGCAATGGTGCAATAGAGTTTAGTTCTTATACACCACCCACAACAACAGATAGATTATATAGAGTAGGCGGTGCTTTACATTATAGTGGTCAAGAGCTAGGTAGAGTATCTAATGGCACACCAGCATCATCTTCTGCTACTGGTACTACAGGTGAAATACAATGGGATGCAAACTACATCTATGTATGTATTGGAACAAACATATGGAAGAGGGTAGCGATAAGCACATGGTAATAGTAAACTAATAAAACACAGAGATTTAATATGGCACAACACGATTACAACTTAGCAAACCAATCAGGGGCAGATTTTAGAGCAGACTTAAACAATGCTTTATCTGCAATAGTAACAGTCAATAGCGGTGCTACAGCACCTTCTACTACCTTTGCACATCAGTTATGGGTAGATACATCAAGTAGTGTTTTAAAGATTAGAAACTCAGCTAATGATGCTTGGGTGACTACAGGGGTTAGTATTACAGCAGACAATACATTTGCTGGTAACTTAACAGGAAACGTCACAGGAAACGTTACAGGTGATGTAACAGGTAATGCTGATACAGCTACAGCTCTTGAAACTGCAAGAACAATTAATGGTGCATCTTTTGATGGTACTGCAAATATATCTTTTGGTACTGACTCAGTAAGCGAAGGTTCTAGCAATCTTTATTTTACAAACGCTAGAGTTGAATCTTACTTAGATGCAGGAACTTCTACACCTACTTTTGCAAGTGCAGTTATTAATACTAGCCTAACAGGTTCAGCAATTTTAGATGATGATACGTTTGGAACTGCATCAGTTACAACAGTTGCTACTTCTGAATCAATCAAGGCTTATGTAG